CTGACGCTTCACAGCGTGGATCAGCAGGCCACTGTTGTATAAGTATCTCACCAACGGTTCGTGGCAGTCTCTTGCGAGTTTGCGGTTGCCTGTTGTCAAGGGCAGAGACAGAGCAGGACGTTTTTGCTGGTTTGACCTCCCATTTCTGGGGCTGAATTAAAGGCGACAGCTTGCATGAGCCAGAGTACGTCAGGCTTTGCCACACGGTCGGGGGACTAGATGTAGGGGAAAGGGATTGTGACGGGCGCAAGATGTTGTGTATACTTGCCTTGTCGGGTTTCTAACTTTCCACACCTAGTCGGAATTTAGGGCTGTCAACCCACCGACCTTTGAATGATATTCTCCTTTAGATGTAATTTCAAGCCCCTCTCCACAAGGGGCTTTTTTTTCTTGCGGTTTTTTACTTGATACCAGATAATGAACTTGCTTATCTGTATGGACGGTCTTTAGAGCTTTTACCTTTGCAAGTTTTAGTTCCGACGACTTTGGTGATGCGGTTAGCGAATTTAGAAGTAAGTCCTTCGATTGAGCGTCATTGGGAAGTGAATTCAATCGAAAGTAGAGAATGCGGAGGGGTTCTGACCAACCCTATCCAATAGAAGAAAGCCCCGTAACTGGGGCTTTTTTTTTCGCCTGCAAAAAGTCACTTATTCAGGTGGTAATTTTCTGCCGAATTTACCTTGACCACGACAAATCTGCGTAAAAAATGCTCCAAATTGTCGTAGTAATTCCGATGCGGTTTATGGTAATTCCGATTGACTACGACAAAATCCACAAATTCGCACTCTAAATTGTCGGTGAATTTACCTTGACTACGACAAATCCAAGCAAAAATTCCTCCGAATTGTCGTGGTGTCACGGACAAATCTGTGAAATAAATTTGCTAAATTGTCCTTAATTGTCAATGAAAGTTGTTGACCACTGTCTACATTGGCAGTAGACTGGCTGGGCATATCTAAAGGAGATTACTATGCAAACATCTGAAAACATTAACGAATTGGCTACTGCGCTATCAAAAGCACAGGGTCAAATGGGTGGCGCTATTAAAGGTGCTGACAATCCCTTCTTCAAGTCTAAATACGCCGACCTTGGTAGCGTTATCTCTGCCATTAAAGAACCTCTAGCGGAGAATGGCCTGTCTTATGTCCAGTTTCCGTTTAGCGTTCAGGGTGAAGTCGGTGTCACTACAAGACTTATGCACTCCTCTGGTCAGTGGATGGAGAGTATGTTTTCCATCCCAGCGCCTAAGAATGATCCGCACACATACGGAGGGCTTGTGTCGTACTGCCGTCGATTCAGTTTGCAAAGCGCACTAGGAATTCCCGCTGAGGATGACGATGGCAATGCCGTTACCCAAGCTGCTAAAACTCTGATTAACGCAGGTCAGGTTTCGTCTCTTCAGGCTTTAATGGAGATGACTGACACTAAAGAGTCCCAGTTCCTCAAAGCCTATGATGTGGAGAGTTTAAAGCAATTAACCACAGACCAGTTCAAACACGCTGTTCCTTTACTTGAGAAGAAAAGGGAGAGGCAATCATGATTCAGGGTAGTCATGAGTGGTTACAGGCCCGAGTGGGTGTAGTCACAGCAAGTAACTTCTCTAAGGTCTTCACCACGGCTGGTAAGTTGTCTACCAGTCGTGAGGGGCTGGTCAATCAATTGGTCGCTGAGAATCTTATAAACGCACCCACCGCTACGTTTAAGTCTGAGGCTATGGAACGTGGCAATGAACTCGAACCCCAAGCGCGTGCAATGTTTGAGCTGCTTATGGGGGTGGAAGTAGAGGAAGTGGGTTTAATTAAAATGAAAGATCATGAGATAGGCTGTAGCCCTGACGGCCTATTTGATGACACTGGTATAGAGATCAAGTGTCCATTACCCGCTACGCACTGCGCTTATCTCCGTGCTGACAAACTCCCCACCACCTACGTTCAGCAGGTGCAAGGGACAATGCTTGTCTTGGGTCTGGATAGATACTTCTTTATGTCTTTCCACCCTGAGATGAAACCTCTTATTATTGAAGTCAAACGCGATAATGAGCTATTGGAACTGGCAGAGCCTCTATTAATAGAGACTGCCGAGATAATTAAAACTGAAACTTTACGATTGAGGAAAGAAGAATGAGCTACGAAACCGTTGTGGAATTTGCCTTGTGGAAGAACACCAAGCCTAAGTCAGAGAAGTCACCGCCAATGACAGGCACTGCTACCTTTACCTGCCCTAACTGTCAGCACGTTACAGAGAAAATCTCTACGACTGCCTTTACTAATAAGCCTGACGGGTCTAACAAGCCTTTGGTTAGCGGCAGGGGGCAGATTGACACCAGTAGTCCTGTAGATACTGTGACTGTTCCTGCTGTAGATGATGACTTCTCAGACGATCTGCCATTCTAATGATTGATTTCGGGAAAGCATTAAGAGCTGCCCAAGAGGAGCAAGGCGTAACGTCAATAGAACTGGCGAGACGCTTTGCTGTTCATAAGCAGCAGATTTCCAGATGGAGATACCAGCAGGACGCTAGTTTGTCTCTTGTAACCAAGATGGCTAACGAGTTAGATATAGACGAGCTAGAGTTCGTGGCTAAGGGGATATGATGCAGATTTTCGCCGAAGCCACGGCTGCATTGGAGGAGGCGCAGTTTTGCGCTGACTCCGAGCGTATACCCTACTGTGTGCTATTTGATGAGGCAGGGTTTGCCGTTTGTCCCTATGACGAAGTGACAGACCTCTCATTGATACTAGAAAGGTGCGTTGGAGTATGAGGCCAAGGCACTACGCGATGCAGATACTGGCCTTAAAGACCAGAGAAGAACGGCGGGAGGCTCTTGAGAAGTCTCCTGCCGAATACCAAGAACGAATAAAACTCTATGTGGAGAATGAATTTGAGCGAAGGAAATACACTCGCAGACTTGGAAAGAATAACCGCTGAGTTTGCCCAAGCTGAGGCAGAGAAGCAGTATCTAATGGAGTTTCGTAAATCCAAGAAAGCCCTACTAATGGCAGAAGCTGAACAATTCGAGCATTCAATGCCGATTGCCAAACAAGAGAGATATGCGTACTCTCATCCTGAGTACCTTGAACTCTTAGAAGGATTAAAAGTCGCGATAGAGAAAGCAGTAATGTTGCGGCACAAAATTCAAGTAATGAACATGAGATTTGAGCAATGGCGAAGCAAGCAAGCGACTCTGAGGCAAGAAATGTCTATACGGTAAGCGATGAACTCAAAGTCTTATCTATGGTCTATCCGGTTAATTCTAAGCTGTTCAGCATTAAGCTGATTGAGTCCAGAATGCCTGAGATGGACAGTAAAACTAGACTAAGGGCCATTCGGGTAATTAACTCCCTACAAACAGGAAAACCCTACAGACTATGAGTTCAGCCACCCTAAGATCAAAGTGTCTCAAAGCACTCCAGAAGTTAGCTAGAATTTCTGAAGCTGACGATAACGGGATATGCACCTGTGTCAGTTGTGGAAAGAAAAAGCACTATAAAGAGATGGATGGAGGCCACTTCATTCCTAAAGGTGCTTCTAGCTACTGGGCTTTGCGTGAAGAAAATGTCCATCCCCAATGCAAGGGTTGTAATGGGTTTGGCATGAGGAGCGGATCAGCCGCGCAGCAGTACACACTGTGGATGCAGGATATGTACGGCGCTGATTTTGTTGAAGAAATGCTGCAAAAGAAAAACACAATCTGCAAGATTAAGAAGTTTGAGTATGAAGATATGCTCAAATACTTTAATGAACAAATAAAATACCACCAAGAGAGGATAGGAGAATGAGTGTACAAGTCAGTGTGTATGTCGGAGACCACGGCGTAGAGCGAATGAAGACCAGTGAGTTAGCTGAATGGCTGCAAGAAGTTGTTCCAGCACTCATAGCAGGCGAGCCGCAAGATACAAAGTATTTGCTGAAAGGTGTTCTATCTATAATGGATTCAATGACAGAGATGTCAGAATACATATCATCAGATGATAAGATAGAACAAGAGTTTCTTGAGTTTCACGGATACGTTGAGAGGGATATTCATTGAAATCCACAGACTATCAGGTAGCTGGCGACCACTACAAAAAGCTCAAGATTCAGCCCATAGAGTATATTATGGCGAATCAATTACCTTTTGCTGAGGGTTGTATTGTGAAGTACGCAACCCGTTGGCGGGACAAGGGAGGAGTAGAGGACTTGCGGAAGATTAAGCAGTTCTGCGACTTCATCATTGAGTCAGAGCTTGAGAAGCTAGACAAGATTACTCTGTAGGATAAGTCCCAGTTTTAATCATGTGGTGAATGTCATCCGTGCGATGACTTCCCACTTGAGTGGCCCATTTAGAATCAAGAAACTCATCAGCCGCAATATCATATTCCCCTTCAGACATCGCCTTTAGAGCTTTCTTAAACGTCCTGAGACGAGTCATACCCAAGTTAAAACACAGGTTAATCATCGCCTCCTGACGGACTCTGCATAGCTCTGGATACCACTTGAAGTGATAAAGTAACTCCCGACTACAACGGGAGATGTCATTATCAAGAAGGTACAGCACCTCATCCTCAGACAAGCCTATAGAGTCAAGATTCCTCCCGACACCTATAGTTATATCCTCGGTCAATACGTCCTCATAAGGCTTCAGCCTCATGCCTTCGTGCTTGATTAAGAGGCGCTGGAGTCTATTCACGACTTCTTAAATAATCCAGTGGCATTAAAGAGAGTAACAACAGCAGCAACAATATCATGAGCCACAGGCTGTAGCTTATCAAAAGACTCGTCAATATCATCAGCCTTATCAAGAGCCGCTTTGAGCATGATGTCAAACGCCGCAAGTTTCTCCTTACCAGCGCCATCATCAGGAATAGTCTCTTCGATCAGTTTGACTATTTCGACTACTGTATTCCAGAGCTTTCGCACCCAGCTCAGATAGGTCAATACGTTCATACGGTACACTCCATAGTAAGTAAGATTGCTTCAACCCCCCAGACATTAGGAATAACCTCCACCCAATGCGGGTTTACTATAACAGGCTTTACGCCAAGGCTACATCCCGACCTTCTCAGATGTTGATAGTGTGAACACCCAGTTGACCAGAGCAAGAACCCCAACAGCCACAGAGTCCACAGTAGCTTCGTCCACTGGTATCGCATACCCAAACGCCTCCGCAGCCTGTATAGCCGCCCAGATAGCCCCTGTGAGGGCCGTAGCGGTGATTTGACGGCTTTTCCACTTAGCAGGGTCTGTTACTGCCCTGCCCTTCTTTAACAGCGTCATAGCCGCTTTAATCTTCTTGATCATCTTCGTCCACCAGTAGGTTGTAGCACAGTGAGGATTTGTAGGTTTCAATCAAAGCTATAAGGGTTAAAACGCTAACGCCTTTGTCAATCTGCCCTTCTACCCACTCGCCCAGCTCGGCCATTGCCTGCTCAACAAGGCGGTCTGATCTTGTATCTGGAAACGGTATAGCGTCCATAATCACCCCAAGAATCTAAACGCTGCGCCAATCGCCGCAGCTACGACTAACCATACTATACGTTCTGCTGATTTACCCTTAATGACGCTTTCAGACAGTCTATCAACCTTGTCATCTAGCCCATTAACTTTGTTTTCAATAGAAGACTGGCGATTGAACACCGTCACTAACTGCTCTTCAACACGCGCTAGAGAAATAA